GGCGATTGGAACAATCCGGTAATCGAGATGGCTAACGTGCTGTTAGCACTGGTAATTGTTGCCATTATTGCACCTCAATGCTTGCAAGGGTTACAGACTGGATAGAGCCGCCATCCATATAGTAGAGCGTCATCACCGGACTAGACCGTGCTGCCCGGATAGCTGCGGTTGCTGGTTGGATTTGCAGATACCAGCCTTTCTCGCTCATGACCGCCGACACATCCACGCCCAGCACTGACTGCATTTGCGCCTTTTGGCTTTGCGACAACACCACGCCCCGACGGATTGCGCCGAAGTTAACCGCCGCTTCGATGGGGTCTTGGCAGGCTGCATAAATCAGCGCGTAACCGTCCGCGTTGTAGGGGATTGACGTTACACCAACCATCAGATTGATGATCGAGTATTGCAGGTTAGCATTTAACCAAATCTGATTGAGATACGAGTCCAGCCACTTCCAGATGCCTGCCACGCTGCCAGGATAGAAAAACACGAATTGGTCATTTGCCGTGGCGTAATTGCCATAGTAGTTGTACCCGTTGCCCTTGAGCGCATCAGCCGCCGCTTGCGTCACAACGGTTTGCGTGACGTTGCTACCCTGCTTAAACGCTGCTGTTGCCCGACCATTCAAGCGGTCAAAATCAAGGGATGCGGCAAAGCCCAATACAAACGCCGTGGCGGTTGCATCCCCGAATACAGGGATAGAGCCTGACACATTGCCCGATTGCAGGTAGTAGCCCCATGTAGCGGTACTGCCCAATGTCAGCGCGTTAACATCCGAGTCCATGCCGACGTAACCAAAGCGAGGCGCAACACTTGCCGTCCAGTCGCTAAACGCCTGTTTTTCAGCTAGGAGTGATTCCCACGTCGTCGTAAACAATGCCCAGTTTTGTGTTGTGGCGATAATGCCCGGCATAAACGTTGCTGGTGTTGCAATGGCTGCACCTGCCGACGTTACCGCCCCCGTTGCCGCCGTCAGCATCAAGCCTGCCGATAGCGTGCCAGTGGCGAACGATACAGTAGATGTTGCGCCAGTGGTTGAGCTGGTAAATTTGAAGGCGTTGCGTTGCTGGTCGTAAGTGACCGTACCACCCAGCGAAGTGAATGCGGCTTGAATGATCGTCGCTGCATTACTAAAGCTGGTTGCCGCTGTCAAATTGATTGCGCTTGACGTTTTAGCCACGCCGTCGACACTGACAGTAAGCATGCCCGATAACGCCTTGAGCTGCGTTAACGTCATCGTGCCAAGGTTTGCGCCGCGCATGTAGCCAGCCTCAGCCGCCGGGTTAAACTGCGCGAAATACAGCAAGCCCGGTGTTTTTGTGCCATTGACGAACCCGGCAAAGTAGGTTTGAGCCATACCGTATTCGGTGCTGGTCAGACCGAAAAACGCACCAACGTCAGCAGCCGACACGAACGACTTAACCTCGCCCATCGGCACGGCGTTGTCTTGCGTCAGGATTAGTCCGTTAAGATCAACCGCGCTACCCGCCGCCGACAGCACACCGGGGTTGATGCGGATAATAGAAGAAATAGGGATACTCATTTAAGGCTCTCCAAATTGATAGTGAGCGCATCAGCGTACTGTTGCGGGTGTGTGTATGTTGGGTTGTACTGCATCACAGCAGACAGTTTCCAGCGCTGCTCATACGTTTCCTCACCGTTGATAAGCGGGATTTGCACGGGGTCATCAGCATAGAGCGGCTGGCACGGGTCGCCGAAATCATCAGCAGCGTAACATGTTCTAAACATCGTCATAATACGGGCTGCGGTGTCGCCAGAATCAGCCCCATAACAATCGAGTTGCACGGTGATTTTACTGGGTGCGGTTTCCGTTGCCTCATCCGTGCCGGGGTAATCGGTGTGGTTGGTGGATAGCCGCTCGACACTGATTAGGTTCATCGAGATAAACGGGTCAATCGGCATCGGCACGCCGTTGTCTTGAGCAGCGATGACCTGCGTTCCAGCCGGGACGATCAGCAGCAGGAAGGCGCGTAACGCCGTTAGAACATCGTTTTGTGTCATTGCATCACCACGACTACTTTGCACCAGCTAGACCACGTTTCCAACACCTGCACCACGCGCCAGTCATGCCCATCAAAAGTCAGGATGTCGCCGCCCTTTTGGTCAGAGCGGACAATCCCCTGAACATCACCGTACAGGTACACCGCACGCTTGACACCTTGAATATTGAGTCCATCAATATGTTGCAGATCGTTTGCCGAAAGGGCTTGCACCTGCGCCGCTACCGTTGATGTGGTTACATTGGCAGTCCGATGTCCCGCCGCATCCGTCAAAAACGTGCCATCGGGGCGCGTCCACGTCACAAGGATATTGCCATTGATTGGCTGTATTGCGCCGTTTGCTATGCCGCGTAAGTCCATTAATCCTCCACAACATAGGTTACAGAGTTAATCATGTGTGACGTGTCGATCAACGGCTTTGCAAAACCCTTCTCGGCAATCGTTCGGGCGGCAAGTGGCGGGTCGGTCAGGTCATTGATAGACTGTTTCAACGCCCCAGCTATGTCCTCACCCATGAGCGATAAGGCTGTATGCCCACCCATAGGAGCAAGGCTTGCCAGCTTGTCACCCCACGTCGGCGACTCTTTAGCAATCATGTTGCGGAAAAACGGGCGGGGAGGCTGATGCTTGGTGGGAATGCCGTACTCATTGGATGCAGCCACAGCAGCAACGGGCGTACCATCTGGATACGTCGCACCCGACATAAACCCGACGGAAACACGCCCACCGCCCATCTGTTCGGCGATTTCCGCCAAGCGTCTCATGACCCTATCGCCACCGCTTAACGCACCCATCGGAAACCCCGCAATGCCGTAGTCGCCTGCCAAAATTGTGCGCCCCACTGGGTCTGCTTAAACCACTCACCGCTGCCGGGTGTGGCGGTAGGTGCTGTCATGCCAATTGACACACTGCCCTCTGTGGCTGATGTCATGATGCCGACAGGACGGGGCAACCCATCCTCCGACAATGCACCGCCTAAGAAAGCGAGGTGAGCCGTTACCATCCACAACAACCGCTCACGCCGATCAACATCCGACACAGGGCTGCCGTCACTGTTTGACAGGTAAAACCCCGCGTCCTTAAAACACGCCGTCAGCATTGCATCCGCCACGCCAGCAAATGCTGGGTAACGGATTTTGAATGCAGCCGGGTCAAACGCGACGATAGCCATTAGTCAGCCGTTGCGGGGGTGACGCTAGACGCTGCCGGGTCAATTGGCTCTAGCCCTGTTTTGGGCTGATCATCCGACTTGGCTTTTGCGTCCGCTGCTTTGGCGGCAAAAATAGCGCCAGACTTGAGCGGTGCGAAGTCTTTATTAGCCTTCACCCACTCGGCATAAAAACCATCGTCCACTTCCGTTGTGCCGTAGTCCGCCCCGATGATTGATGCACGGTTAACGCCATTCAGGGTTACGGACTTTTCGCCAAGCTCCAACCGGATGCCGTTTGGCAGTTTGCAATGGATAGCAGCCACTTTACACCCCCAGCATTTGAGCAATAAACATAGGACGGTAGATGATCGTTCCCCAAACACCCTGAGATTTTTTCTGGCGGAAGCTGGAAGAGCCAATCACGACAGGATGCGCACGCATCTTTTCAGTGAACGCACATTCAGCAGTGCGTTGACCTTCGTATTCGTCCACGATCAACTGCAACAACTCACCACTGCCCGTGCTGTAGTCGGGTGCGGTTTTGACAGTCATGCCGGGGAAATTCTTCTTGAGAATATCCGCCACAGACACGTTATAGGTGGTCGTATTAGTCAGGTACACTTCGGATGATGGCGACATAGCCAGCGTCATCTTGGTGTCTAACTCGATCAAGCCGCCGCTTTGGGTTTGCAACTGCTTAAACAGTTTCTGGATGTCCGCGAGGATTTCCAGTGCCGTGGCAACCGTCCAGCTTGTACCCGTGGCTGCTTTGGTGGTTGGCACAATTGCCGCGTTCAGTTGCGGGTCATTCAGCAATCCGTAGTTCTGCAAGCCAGCCACGCCGTTGAAGTACGCCTTATTCTGGAACTTGTTCAGAGTCAGTGCGCTGGCGATGTTCAGGCGGTTGGCTAAGTCGATCTTAGCCAAGCCAGCACGCTCAAGCTCACGCTCACCCCATTGGGTCACAGTCTGGTAGTGGAAACTTTGACGCTGCGGGAAGTTGGCATTAACGCCAGTGCTTCCGGTTTCATTGTAGTCGCCGTAAGCCGTGGTTTGCCCAGTCGATTCGATCATGCTGAACATGACGGTTTCGGTTGTCCAATCGCCCTTTTTAACTTCCTGCCCGACGATCTCGACCGCTTTCATGGGGCTTACCAGAACTTCGATCAGCTTCGGGTCAACGAAGGTAGACAGGAACGCCGGAATGCCGCTGTTGCTTGACGTAATCATGGTCGGCTGCGCATCACACGCAAACCCGCCATCATGTGCCATCCGCAAGCGGACGTTATCCGGCTGCAATTGAGCGCGAACGCCCATGAAGTGAATGCCTACCGCTTCGGCGATGGCTTGTAATGTTGGATTCATGAGTTACTCCTTACAGGCTCATTACAGCAAGTTCACCCGTCAGGCACGCTTGCGATACGACAAAGGCGGTTTCGACGAAACCGGAAATAGTAGCGCCAGCCGCGCCTGTTTGGGTCGTACCGTCCGC